GGGGACGTGGCCGCAGGGATCAACAGGAAGACTCGGGAGTCGATCGTGGCCGGGCTTCGAGGTCAGGATCTGGTGGAGGCCATCAGAAATACCGTGGAAGCGGAGATTCTATCCTTCATCCGGAATCTGGATTCTGTATTTTCTGTACACGATCGAATTGTGTTCAGGGAGCTAGGGCGGGATCTGGACGCCGAGTTCTGGGTGTACGCGGGCCCCGCAGATGAGCGCAATCGACCGTTCTGTGCCGATATCGTGCGCAGGGGCTCGGTATTCACGGCCTCCGGTATCGACAAGCTCAACGACCATCCGTTGCTGCATTCCTACGTGCCTCCCAACGTCTCCGTGCTGTGCGGAGGGCATGGGTGCCGACACGTGTGGCTGCCCGTACAGGATGCGGGAGGGAGGACGATAGAATCATGAATGCGACTATAACTTCCGATCTCCCCACAAGGCCGCCGAACAAGCTACGGGTGCGCAAGGCCATGGCTGACGCGATAAAGATGCGCATTCGCGTGCGCGTGGGCATGAACGGTATGGGAGCAGATAAGAAGCTGGCCGGGTATAGCGAAAATCCCCTAGTCCTGGAGAGGGGGGCGAAGCGTAGGCTGGAGCCCTCGCGAGGGTGGGGATCTTTCCATAAGAAGGGTTACAAGCAGTATCGAGAGGAGGTGGGGCTTGTATCGGGGTTATTCGGTTTTGATAACAAGGGGGGGGCTTGGCGTGATTGGATGGAGGCGACGCAGCCGGCTACAGGGCCTATGCAATTCGGCTTTGCTAACAGCCTCAACTTCATGGCGGCCGAGGCAGCTATCGATGGGGCGGCCAAGGGACCGAGGCCGGATATGTTTGATCTAAATGTGGCCGAACTTGAGGACATAGGGATCGAATACCTCGAAGGCGTGCTTGACGACGTGTGGGGGAACAAAACACCTTGACATGCTATCGCTTGTCTGCTAAAGTAGGTTCGCTGGGGAAAGAAACAACTTTCCATTCAGCCTCTCCCGGTCTCTGACTCCGGGTTACCCAAATCAGAGTAGGGAGGATGAATGGTAGTCGATCGAGCCCCGGATGGGGTTATTCCTGTTGTTGCAGATTCCGATAAGCCGGATCTGAAGGAGACCGTAGAGGTCCCCGTTGACAAGACCAATAGCGACGATCTGAAGCAGGTCAAGCGTGAAGTTGCTCGTATGACTGCGGCTCTCAAGGCCCAGCAGGACGAGAACAAAGGCTTGAAGGAATTCAAGGAGAAGATCGAGCGCGAGAAGATGAGTGCGGAGGAGAGGGTGCAGGCGGATCTCAAGGCTGCCAAGACTGAGCGGGAAGCCCTTGCTCGGGAAGTGGCCCAGAAGGACGCCGAGCTGTCGCAGGCCAAGCTCGTCAACAAGCTCGTCTCGGTGTACGACTTGGATGACTCGGACTTCGGAGGTATCGTGCTTGCCCAGTTCAAGGAGGATGAAGAGAGCTTCGAGGACTTCGCCAAGCGAATGAAATCCGATAAGAAGTTCTCTCGCTTCTTCAAGCAGGTTGGGGGCGCTGTGAAGATCCCTGACGCTCCGGGTGGCCCTGATTCTGGCTCCGGTCGAGGTAGTCGAGGATCTGATTCGAGTGAGGCCGATAAGGCCTGGGCTCGTGAGCAGTACCCGAACAACCCCGAGATGCAGAAGCGAGTGCTCGCCAACCTGAACAAGAACAAGAAGACGCGCGCGGGGGAGGATAGCTAATGGCTGATGACAATAAGTTCAAGCCGCGAGGCCAAGTTCAGCCGGTGACGGCTCCCACTGTTCGTGCCGATGAGGATTCGGACAGCGCCGTCGAGGCAGCCCCGGAGGTCAGTCTTCGGGACCGCATCAAGGCGAAGCGCGAGACTCGGGCGTTCAACCCGAAGTTCCTCGACGGCAAGGGCATGTTGTTCAACCTGGACAACTACGAGCAGGACTACCGTGCAGGCGGGCAGCTTGCCGGGCGCTTCGTTCTGAATAATCCCTCGCGAGTGAGCATGATGCGCAAGCAGGGATATATGTTCCCGAACGAGTGGGACAGCAGCTTGCCCAAGCAGGAGTTCGGAGGCCTCACTCTCATGCTCAGTGAAGCCGAGCATGCTTCATATCGTCGCAAGGTCATCGAACAGCTTTCGGCTGCGCAGGAAACTGTGCAGCACAAGGTTCCGCAACTGGATAAGTCGTGGAAGGAAGGCGGCGTCCAAGGAGCTATTGCTCTCGAAGGCGTGGAGAAAGCACAGTCAACCTACGTCGGCAAGACGCCGGGCCGCAAGGGTGAGGTGATCGGTCCCGACTAAGGTCAGGCTGATCAAAATTCGAATAGGGGTCAAGGTGGCCCCTTCTTTTAGGATGGCGTGAAAAGGGAGGGGCCACAATGCCTGATGTCAAGGTTGTAAAGGGTTTGACGACCAATCGTCACTATCTTGCCGCGTCGCAGACTATCGCGCCGGGCAAGTTCGTGACCAAGAACTCGTCTGGTTTCGTGGAGCTTGCCGACGCTTCCAGCGCGGCGCTCCTGGGCGTCTGCATGCAGAATGTCGTGAGTTCCGCCGAGGGCGATGCTGTTCAGGTCTTCGATGATCCGAATGCGGAGTTCGAGATGGACTGCGATGCGGCTGGCGAGGCTATCCAGACTGCTGTGGGTGAGGAGCACGACATCATCGTCACCTCCACCGTGCAGTTGGCCAACCTCGGTGCCACGGCTACCAAGGTGCTCAAGGTGCTCGCGGTCAACGCGAATTTCGATCCGCTCCTGGATGCGGCCGTTATCTACGGTTCGGATCTTGCGGGTAACTTCACGCCTCCGTGGAATAGTACCACGAAGATCCGTGTGAAGATTGACCTTCACCAGAACGGCAATCAGTCGCGGCTGAGCTAATTCTACTCAAGGCCGAACAGCTAGAGAATAAGGGGGGATAAATGGGTCTTGCAAGTTTGAATCAACTCTTCCGGGAGACTGACCGTCAGTATCTGGCGGTCTTCGAGGCGGAACTTGAAGTTTCGACTTCGGAGGTTGCCCGAATCGTGCGCGAGCGTGATCTCGTGGGCCGTGATTACGATCGGTACTCGGAGCGGTATCTCGGTACTGTGACGGCGCCTATCGCGGGTGAAGGCCAGGAGTACACGTACATCAGCCCGAACGAGGGTAAGGCGATTTCCATCCTGACCGACATTTACCAGTTTGGTATGCAGGTCACGGAGGAGATGCGCGACTTCGGGCGTGGCGGGTGGCGCGGCTATCCGTCGATGATGGTCCCGGTCTATAACCACACCAAGGTGGTCATGGTCCTGAATCTGTTCAACCGGGCGTTCAACTCGGCCTACCCGACGGTCTACGAGGCCAAGGAGCTTTGCGCTACCGACCACGCTCTCGCGGGCGGAGGCACGGGCTCGAATAAGCTCGCTACGGCTGCGGATATCGCGGAGGCTACCGTCGAGGCCATGATTGAACTTATGCAGCGCACGCCGACCGAGGAAGGCGTTCTCAGCAACCAGTTCAAGCCGGGTCTCCTGGTCACCAGCCCGTCCACGTGGGGTGATAATGTTCGCATCACGCAGTCTGCGTTCACTCAGTCTCCGACTGACGAGCGCGGCCCGAACACCGTGAGCGCGATCACTTCGATCTACGGTATCCAGACCTGGACCCATCCGTATCTCCAGGATGCGGATGCTTCGTTCCTTCTGGATCCCTCGCAGACCCCTCTGGAGGTCATCTGGGCCCGTCGCCCGAAGCTCTACCCTGGCTACATCAAGCAGGGCACGGAGAACTGGGTGTGGAACTCGAAGATGCAGGTTGCTGTCAAGGCGACCGAGTGGAGAGGGATCGTCGGCACCCCCGGGGCAGCCTAGTTCTGGAGGGGTAGATGGTTAGCGAATCAAATCAAATCAGACCAAAATGCGAGGTCTGTACTAAGCGAGTCGCTAATCGTCTACCCCTCCGTGAGGGTCAACCTACTCGTTACCGCAAGACTTGTACTAGATGTAGACGATCTCCTCTAACTCTCGAACAGACCGAGATCGAGCGTCTAGCACGTCAGAAACAGGCGACCAAGATCATTTCACATGTTCGTCCGCGCTGTGGGAAATGCGGCGTGAACGTATGCAGAATTCGATATAATCGACAGTTGAAGGTCACGGCCGAAGGCTTACCCTTCTACGAGAAAACGTGTAATCCCTGTCACCGAGGCGAACGCACGATCGGGGAGCAGTATCCACCGTATCGCAAGAACGCTCTTGCGGCGCAGGACAAGCCTCATTGTACTTACTGTGGGTTCGAGCCTCTGCACGTGTGCCAACTAGATGTAGATCACATAGACGGGGATAAGCAGAACAACGGACTGGACAATCTCCAGGTTTTGTGCGCTAATTGTCACAGGCTGAAGACCTGGCTTGCAGGGGACGACCGAAAATGGATCGAGGCGACTAGGAAAGATAAGAAACCATGGGGTCACTGGTGGACTCAGGCCGATGCTCAGAACGAGGAGGGTGAAATAATCCTTCCTCTCGGTCGACCCTCGGCTGTCGAGGACCGACCTTCTGCCTTGGAGGTATCTCATGTCGACGTATAATGTATTGCTGTACCAGCAAGGGGGGACACTGTACCTAGACGAGATGCTTCCAGGGCAGCCTTCTGATTGCACTATCTCCATCACGCAGCTCAATAATCAAGCTCTATCACAGGGAGGCGTAAGTCTTCCGGTGGTCGAGGATGAAGTCTGCGACATGGACGATCTCGTCCTCACCCTTCCCTCCAAGTCGGCGCCTTGGCGCATTGTCACCCCCACAGGCACCGTAGGGACTGTGGGAGATATGACAGCCGAGGGCAGGCGCTTCCTCCTGAATCGAGGCGGGCGCAAGCGCTGGGCCCGGGTATCGGAATTCGACACTTCGAGCGCGGGCACCGTAGTAGACGAGGTACGTTTCGACGAGGGGATCGACTACGGGCTGAAGACCGGAGACACGCTCAGCGGCGTGCGCTGCTCTTACGACCTGGACTGGTCTACCCAGTCGTCCATGTTCGTTGGTCAGATCAAGGCTGTGTGGACAGTCACGATCGATACGCTCGTTCTCACGTTCGTCAAGGTGTACGACGTGGTGCGCCAGATTCTGTTCTGCCCGGCGAGCTGGAGCGACGTGCTCAGTCTTCGTCCCGAGCTGGACAATGAAATCTCGCAGGTTATGGACAAGGAGCGCATCGTAATCCAGGCGTGGCAGGACATCATCACCAACCTGGACAAGGCCGGGGTTCGACATAATCTGATCATCCCGGACGGGAGCACGGTTCTGCGGGATGCGGTCGTGCATCAGGTTATCATCAACCTGACTCAATATCATGGCCTGATGACTCCGCAGGGGTACATCGGACAGACCGACAACTACGTGGAGATGTTGGAGGAGAGGCGTAACCGCATCCTTGGAGACCTTCGCATGCCGGTGGATAACAACGAGGATGGGATCTTGAGCCATCGTGAGCAGTTCGATCCCAAGCGCCAGCACTGGTTCAAGAGCAAGCGCCGAAGTGTTTATACCTCGGGAGCGCGCTAATGGAGTGTGTTTTCAATAGGCTGTATGCGACTATCTGTCGCGATCCGGATACGGGCGAGGGCGGCTTGGCCCCAACGCCATCGGATTTCCATGCGGACGCTTTTAGGCGGATTGATAGCGTCAGGGCGAACAAGACCACGAAGTCTGGAAATGACCGCCTACTGGAAATAGACTACCTGGGCACAGTAAAATATCAGGGATTCGCCAACGGCACAGGCTCTCGTAGGCGGGGACAGTTTCGAGTCATGATGCGTATCGGGTATTTCGCGGGGGACAATCACGCGCATACCCAGATTATCATGGCGGCGGATGACCGAAAGATAGGGGTGTATATTCAGAAACTGGATAATATCCCGGGCTCCTGCGACGGAGCATGTCTGGAGAAGGTGGAGTACGATAACTCGCAGGTAATCAAGTTGGATGACCAGCGCTACGAGTTGCAGATTACTCTAAGGCTGCAAGTTCACTAAGGGGGGTTAGATGGCTATTCTGGGTAAGCGAGCTGACTATTTCGGGCTGTACTACATGCTCGAAGCGTCGTACGGAACCGATCCGGGCATCGTGGCTGCGGCCGTGGTCACCGGGGGTGCCGGTGCGGAGGCATATAAATATCTTCCGGACAGCACCTATAAGGCCTGGGTGGAGCTTGCGGAGAAGCCCTCGGGACTGCCTAAGCGTCCGCTCGTAGAAGTCAAGAAGATGTTCTCGACGCACGACTACGAGCTGTGCAAGGTTCAGGGAATCAAGGACACGGGCGAGTTCAGCATCACCCTCAACGTGCATGGTCCGGTAGTGGATTACGGCACCACCGGGGATACGGATCGTACCTGTCCTCCTCCGTGGCTTCAGCTTGCGGCTTCGTCTTGCGGCCTGCTCAAGGGCCTTACGGCCGCAGGGGGAACTACTGGAGCTGCTGCTGGAGCAGGCGGTGCGGCCACTACTATCGCTTCGTCCACGGACGGGGACACGTTCGCGGTTACCGCAGGGACGCTCGACGAGGGACACGTTATCGGAATTGACTCGCCGAGCGCTACGGTTGCGGGTGCGGGTGCTTTCGAAATCGCTCGAATGATGAACTGCGCCTCGGCTACTGTCTGCACGACCAACACGTATAATGGGGTCAAGTGGGGTTTCTCGGCTACGCCTATCGCTACGGACCCCGTGTCGTATGCCACGCAGGCTGCGTTTGACAAGCGTTTCGAGGGAGTGTCTGAGTCGTTCACCATGCTGCTCCAGCGTGCATACGACAACGCCTCGCTCATCTTCACCGGCTGCCGCTGCTCGGAGTGGGAGCTTACGTCCAAGGTCGGAGAGATCCCGCAGATCAAGCTCTCGTTCATCTACCGAACGTATTCCTATACGTCGGACACGATCGATGACGAGCCTGATTACGTAGGCACCTTCCCGTGCCCGGCCGTTACACAGGGTGCTAACTGCTGGATTCAGTGGGACAACAACGATGATGGTGTCATCGATGCCACCGACATCAAGACCACGCTGGAAGTCTATTCGTTCAGTGCCAAGTGGAAGGCCGGCTATGTTCGACGCAAGGCATCCACCGCGACTGATGGAATTTCCGAAGTCATCGCCTCGCAGAAGAGTGAGTTCGAGATCAACCTGGAGACCCTGTACGTGCAGGATTGGCAGGACTTTCTCGGGCTCTGTTGCAGTGAGAACTTCGCCCGCCTGACTTTCGCCTACTGGGAGTCCAACAGCGATTTTGTGCGGACCTCGGATACGACGACTCGTCGAGGGGCCTGGTTCGTGTTCGTGCCCAATGCCGTGATTGTCGAAGATCCGGGTTCGGAGGACGAGATGGACTCCATCATGAGCCAGAAGATTCGGCTGGGTGCGGGTAACTACGTTGCTGACGGGGCTGGAGGCGTTGCGGATGCAGGCGTCTTTGCGGTGACGACACATGTCAACACCAAGTTCCTTCTCGGGGTCGTGTAACCGTTGACACGGGGACAGAGGTAGCGTAAAATGCGGGGAGGTGCAGGAATCAAAACCTGCCCTCCC